CTTGTCTTGGGGTCTAGCTGAGTTTTGAGCTATATACCCATATCTTCTAGGCCTAGAAGTTAAAGAGTGAGCAGACTCTTGATTATTCCTAAAGGTTGTAACCTTAGGAACAGGAGTATTAAAAACCGTGTCGTAATCATTGTAGAAATAACTCTGTATTGCGGGGGGGTCGTATGAATAACTATTTCCTATACTAAAGCTTTTGGCATCATCAAATATATCTAAGTTATACGTTATTTGTTGGGTTGCTGCCGGTGTGGTAGCTTTGGCAAAATATGTATTAGGAGTAAGATATATATATGTATTCCCTTTAGGGGCTTGGCTATTTCTCCATAAACATTCTACCTCGCCTATATCTGTGAATTTTGATACAAAAGTATTTGATCCGTCTAAAAAGGTAGGAGTAGTTATAGTAGAAGTAGTAATAAGGGATATGTCGCTAGATATACCATAATACACTATATGGTGTGTTATAACATTGGAACCATCCTGACATCTCTCCGTAGATAAATCTACAACCATACTAGTCTCGGCCGATATTGTCTTAATAAACCGGTTTAACGTATTCATAGATACGTCCGCTCTTATTGATTTACGAGCAAAATATTGAATATAAATAGATTCGTTAGACGTCGTCTTTGCTTGCACCTCTAGTAGTGTGTTGTTTATTCTTTTAAGAACATCATATGGCTTTAAGTTTTCATTCGATAAGCTTATGCAAACCGTAGTCCAATTAATTCCCGCAATAGCATCCTTATTAAAAATGCGGTGTGAAACATCTAATTCAAATCCGGTACGAGACCCGGAATTTATAATGGATTCAAACGATAATGTATCATATCTCCAACTGTCTATGCTATTAAAATTACTAGAAAGGTCAAATGCTGTGTCATAATTGGTAGGAATTTTTTCAGCACTACTGGATAATAAATCAGAATTAGCAAATTTATTGGTCATCATAATACTATCTATATTGTTTGGTATACCAGAGACGGTCGGATAACTGATTAATGGAAACTGTTTAATGGACCCCTCAAAACTGGCATCTTGACAAAATATCCACTTCTTATCTTGTTTAGCCGTCATTTGCATTAAATAGGTCGTATCGAAAATATCTATAGCTGGGTCGCTGGAACATGAAGTGATAGGGCATATCGGGGGGTTATAACAGGTTAGTCCCCCTCTGACCTCATAGTAGTTTGATATTGGTATTGGAGATTCCGTTTTAAAAAATGTCGAGATGTCAGACCGAATAGTTGGTAAATGATATGATAGATCATATGGTATTTTATTAGGATTACTTATTTGAGATATATCTGAGTTGGATGTATGAACTAAATCGTACGTCTTGCGATACTCAAACGAAGCGTCTAATGAATACATATTTAATTCCACCTGATCGGGAAGAGGTTTGTTATTCTCTTTTATATTAAACTTAATACTGGATACTGTAGGTACCTTGTTATTGCTATAATCTATAAAATAATAGGTACTTATATCATGAATAATGCTTGCCTGAAACGGAATCGACCACATAAATGCGAATTTATCATCATATCTATTAGACATATCCGTATGGAAGGATGTATCTGGATATAAATTATTACTCGACTCCCATTTAATACTAGAAGATGGATCTGATATATTAATGCCATAGCCGGAGTTAATACCGAAGCCGGAGTTAATACCGTAGCCGGAGCCAGTATTGTACCCTGATATAGTATTGGACCCATCCGAGATATTATTATTATTAGCATAAGATATGCTAGGATCAAATGCCGCGTCCATATGGTAAAATACAAACATATAACTGACATCTGCGGTGCGGTTCATTGCATTGTCGCTCGACAAATAAGATAGGTCGTAGCTATTATCTAAAGTCAGTAATCCTGTATTGACGTGTTCTAAATAATGTGACATCATATATCCGGACGCACTCGCTACACTAGCATAATATGGATTTTTATGATTTTTACAACTATTATTATAAAAATAATAGCTCGCATCTAATTGAATTAATTTTATGATTATAGAATTATTCGTCCACGTTTGCACTATATGCTTACTGTCATTCGAACACCCCCTTACTACCTCAAAGAGGTTTTGGTTTGGTATAAATGCCTTAAATAATTTATGTAAGGAAGAATTAAAGGACGGTATATAACTCAAGTCATTTATTATATTATTTCTGGTTGTCTCTAATAAGTCACCATTAGCATTTATAATATTACTTACTCCCCATGGAAAAGAGTTATTAACAATGGCACTGGTATCAGAATCTTGTATAGAATAGGACTGCATTTTAAGGGGTGTGCTTTTAAAACTGGTTTTAGTAAATATATCGTCCGGTATAATAATATTCTCCCATCCAGGTATAACGGAACATATTTTGTTGTTGCCTAGTAACATGTTACTACTTTTGGTGCTTATAGATGGAGAAGTATTACACGATCCCTCCTTATATATAAAAGGAGATATGCTAAAACTAAAATCGGATGTTACGTCGCCTTTGGAACTATCTGCCCAAGTCCAGGTGTATTGATCCTTACCAATATTTCCTATATTGGAGGAATCTAACATAAATTGGATATTATAGGATATTTCGGTTATGGACGCGTCCAGGGGGTATGGGGAATATACTACATTATTAGCAAAATAGGTGTTACTGCTATCACTAAATATCATCGTATTGCCTTTTTGATTATACATCAAATCGGTATTGTTTGATATACCATTATAGTGGGATGTAATCCGGTTCGGGTTGTTATAAGTATAGATAGTATTGCCTACATTATAGGATATAGATATGGTATAGACGCCATTGAAAGATGTCTTAATATGATCACTAAAACCAGGTTTCGTATGCTTCAGAATACAATATTGTCCATAATAGTTATTGATTGATTGAAAGAATACTCCGGCGTCGTTTAAATTTGGCGGTGTTCTCTCACTCTTATACCTATAAACAAAGGAATTATTTGATAGTTCGTCCATATAATTTCGGGTTAAGCGAAATCCGTTTTTAGGAGGAGGTGTAGGACCAGGCGGAGGTGTCGGTGTAGGACCAGGCGGAGGTGTCGGTGTAGGACTAGGCGGAGTTGTCGGTTTAGGACTAGGTGCAGGCGGTGGTGTAGGAGCAGGTTCAGAACACTTGGCGCAACCAGCATTAGTAGCCCCCTGTTCATTCCATATAGGTTTAATGTCTAAGGTGACGTTTTCTTCAGATGGATCGCTCTCTAATATGGAAATAGAAGGGGGATTATATCCTATATGACTGGGGTCGCGGTGGGCGCCCTGTTGTTTAAACGTAGGTAACATATCCTCTGTATAAGACACGTCAGCTTGTAAGGTTCTAAGATTAGGGGGTTGATATCCAACGGTATAATTAGAAATATCCGTACTGCCTTGTTCTTCAAACATAGGAATAATATTACCGCTCTTATTATTATTACCAGGTGTACTTTTTACGTCCGAGTGTAACTTAGCAACGGGAGGTGCAAAATATCCGGCCTCGCCTACGACCTCTTTAACCGTTTCATTACTGGGAGTAATCAGATATTTGGTAGCGTTAAATCTAGGATCTAGGATGGGAGGAATTCTACTCGGGCAAGGCATAATATCTTCGTACTCCCAATTAGAATAATTGGTCCATTGATTTCGTTTATAAGCATCGTCCCTCCGGGCAAACCACATCCAGGAAGAAACCAGACCCATTGATTTTAAATCGAGTCTCTCATTTACAGATACACCCTCAAACGTAGTTTCGTGAATGTCGTGCACCAAATACTCTTGGGGTTGTGTAGCAAATAATCTTCTCTCATCTTCTCCTAAAAACACGTACGTAGTAATTAAATGTATATCGGCATTCCAAATGTTGATATGTTTATTAAGGTCGGATGGATTCTGCGTAGGAGTCTGCAGAAAGGTATACATTTCCTGATATGGGTCATTAAAGTTTGGGGCGATCCGAGGAAAGTTTTCATCCGGGTTCTTTACATCTCTTATCGTAAACAACTCATATATTGGACGCAAGGTAACCGTTACCGTTAATTCATTATACTGGAGAGATACCAAGGGAAACGCTTGCTTTGTATTTAAATTAAACCAAGCGTTTAGGGGAATATACAGGGTTCGCCCTCTAATACTAGGCTCCGCACCCCCGGGGCTGGAGTTAGGTACCGCATTCGGGTATCGCCCTCCCCGGTTAAACGCATTAGCCGGATCATTAAATTCTGGTAAATTACCGGTCATTCGGTTTATTAAGTCTTGCTTGGTTGCGGTGAAATCCCTCTCGATCATGGCGGTGAGGTATTCTCCCGAGTATTTTTGAAGCGTTTGTCCTCCTACATTTACTTCAATAGAGTGAATTAATTGGGTACCCAAATGTTTTATCCACTGAAATTCATATGGAATATAGTACTTAGTTTGGCCGGTTTTAGGAACGTTATATGTATGCAGTGGACTCCAAATATGAGGCAGATTAATTCCTAAATACGTATCTGCTACTAAATCGCCATAACGTTTAAACTTGAACGTGAACTGAGATTTATTGGTTAAACTTATCGTTTTTTGACCATCATATTCTAACCTAAATTTTTGCATTCCAAAATTGGTATATTTAGAATAATTTGATTTCCAAAAAGTTTTTGTAGGATTACCCGTTAATATAATATCTTGTTGGCCAACCCCTATTATATTTAATAATCCCCCAGGCATATAATTATAAGTATTATAATTATTTAATACAATAATATATTATAATAGTATGGATGGATGGAGTATGTTAAGTATAGTAGGATTATTGATATTAATGTATATTTTATTGAATTATGTAGGTGGCTCGGCGTCGAGCAAATGTAGCCAGTTTTTGAAGCAAGATAGTTTATATACATTGGGGCCTATTAGGGGTGGAGACATGGTTAAGTCATACTACTATGTAAATACTCCAAACGATAAAGCGAAAGAAAAAACGGAGGCGCTTCGTAACAGACCGATAAATGAGTTCTATATTAAGACTGCTTATAATTGTTGTGCTTTAGGTAATTTAAAATATGATTATGTAGATGTATGCGCGTTGAAATATTGTATTAAGCATGGAGCACGCTGTTTAGATTTTGAAATATATTCCATTAAAGACAAACCGGTAGTAGCGGTGTCTTCGGTAGTTAATAATTATGCGAAGGAGTCCTACAATAGTATTCCTTTCGCAGAGGTAATTGATACTATTACTGCTTATGCCTTTTCGAATGGTTATAGTCCAAATCCAACAGACCCGTTATTTATAAATCTACGAATCAGAAGCGTGAATAAGAAGATATATAATGATATGGCTGATATATTATATAGTAAATTAGAGAGAAGAATGTTGGGAAAAGAGTATAGTTACGGGTCGTGTAATGCCATCGCTACAGATGGCGCGCATAAAAACTCGTATATATGTACTAGTTTAGGAGAGGTACCCATTAAAGACCTACAAAATAAAGTGATTATTATGTTACAAGAGGATAATCCTAGCGAATCGGTCGCTACAGAGACCAACTTGTATGAATATGTAAACGTCTCTAATTTAACCGATAATTATCGTATAATGAGAGAAGAGGAAGTGCACGGCACGCATGATTTAGCGAGTTTAGTAAATTATACCTCTAAATATTTA